CACTTGTAAAACTAATATCACTAAAATCAATAAAAGAAGTATTGTTTGTTTTTCCTGCACCTGTGCTTGTTAAGTTACCGCCGCCTGCTGCGTAAGTACCTGAAGCGCCCACTTCTTGAGAAGTTGTATATGCTGTAGTTGTGTTACTTAAAGATGCTGATGCACCGTACAAAGCTAATTTAAATTGATCACCACCAGAGGAACGAAAGTCGTGTTCACCTTCTAACAATTCCTTCTTGAAGCTATCACATACTGCTTGTGTAATTGCCATTTTTATGTACCTCCAGGGTCAACTGATTTAAGAGGAATACGGAGGACCCCATCTGAGTATTCATCTCTTCGTTTTCTGCCCATTTGTGTTTGTGCTAAACCTTGCACTGACTGAGCATACTTTTGTTCGTATAATTGCACATATGTAGGATTTTTCAAGTAAGAAAAAGTTTCTGCCAAAGTTCCATACAGTAACATGTCTGATGCAGTGTTTGACACATATGTTGTCGTTGAAGTGCCTGAAGTGCCATCTCCAAGTCTTTCGGGTGTTCTATTATACCAAAGTTCAACTGTAATAGCTGCATTGGGCGTAGGAGCTACTATAATTGTATCTTGATCCCAGTTAGCATAGTATTTAGGTGTGCCTGTGTTATTAACACGATCTACATTATACTCATCAATAAAAGTAGTATCTCTTTGCTCCAACCAAGTTCTATCTGCATTACCATCAACTATCTGTATGCCTCTTTCAAAATCAAAATCTTCAGGTAAGGTTATAAAAGGACTGCCTATTGTAAAGCTAGATGTTGCAAATTTTCTAAAAGCATCGAGATCTAGCTCTCTTTGAATTTTATTTTCAGTATTGGTTATAAAGACATTAATAACTGTATTAGATAATACTTCGGCGCCTACTTCTGTAAAGTCCCTTATATTATTTAATAATTCAGAATAGTTCATGTATTTATTTGATTACCCATACCTGAGTGAATCCTACAATAATAATATAGTGTTGGTGCGCCAATTGCTACTGTAATTTCTAAGGCTCTTGTGGTTGCAGAGGAGTAACCACTATCATAAGCAGATTGTGATACGGATGAACCATTTATTTTATATATAACTCCCGTTGAATAAATTGACCCTCCTCCATGAGTTCCGTCTGATGTGGTACTTAAATAAAAAGGATGCCCATCAACCGTATTATCACTTAAATTAAATATATAAGTTTGGCCCTCAGTGAGAGACAAAACAGGTCTTTCAACCGCATCAACATAAAAAGCATTCCCACCACCTGTCTTACCTGCGACTGTTATTGTATATGTAGTAATACTTGCAGTGCTTACAGTCACAGTACCTTGTGAAAACTTAGATATTAATTTTTTAATTTCTGAAGATGGTTGCATACCATTTGATTCAAATATTGAATCTCCTGGGGCACCTAAAAAAACAGTTGTGGCCTGAGGCACATCTGGTCTAGCATTTTTTAAAGCTTCTGGGTCGGGAGCATGATAAGGAGGATCTAGTTGAGGATGTTTAGGTTCGTAACATTCTGGACAAACAAGAAGTCCATTCCATTCTTTTTGTAGTTCTAAATAATTGTACTGATAACCACATCTATCACAAATTGCCTGTGAATATTTTCCAACTGAGAATACCATTTATCAACTTCCTCTAAAGTAGTTTTGCGGTACTAAGTGAACTGAAGTTCTTTGCCCATCTTCCGTTAGTGCCCTTTGTAATTCATCCTCATAATAAAGTTTCATTTCTTGAACTCTGCTAGGACTGTGCTTTTGAGCTAAATAAAAAGACAAACCAGAAACCATGCAAGGTAGAAACCTATATGGAGCATCTGGAGTATTTTTATATGATCCAGCATCTTGAATCCTACCGACATAATAATAATTTATTTGCGTGCCTGTTGTGTTAGGAGTTAAGTATAAATTAATTTCAACATCAGATAAATTTCTTCTTACATAATATTGTGAAGGAGTTCCTTGTGATGATTTATTAGGTATCGCTTGATACTCTGATCTTGAAACTTTTGTCATGGTAGTATCTGTACTACCATTTCTAAAAACTGCTTCTAGCACGTCGCTTGTGTTAGCAGGAGCAGTGTAGGTTGTTGTTCCTGCAGTTAAATTTTGAGTGTGATTAATAACTTTCCAAAGGTGAACTCCTCTGTTCCCCCATTCAGACAACAACAGATTTAAACTTCTTCTAGCTGATTTAATATCGTAACCAGTTCTGACTTGTCTTCCAATTCTCTCAAAAGACTCTTCAATAACTTCGTCAATATCTAAATTAAAATCTGTTGTGCCCGAAGTAGCCATTATTTTTTCTTAGCCATTCCGCCGCCACGCTTCTTCATGATAGCCATTCCACCACCACGCTTCTTCATGACTTGCTTTTTCTTAGCCATCATTCCGCCGCCTCTTTTTTTGATTACTTGTTTCTTTTTACCCATCATGATAATTACCTCTTTTTATTAAGTTTTTCATACGTACTTTGCCTTTCAGCTACTACTTCATCGTAGTATTCCTTAGGCCATTTTTTATAATACCCTATCTTATGTAGTTTGCAACTTGCTTCATATAGTTGTTTAAACTTTTGTATGAGCATCATAGAGTATTCTAAATCAGAGTGTTCAATAGGTTCCCCTGTGGGGTCACAAAGAAAAGCTTCACTATCTGGACTAGCAGGCACTTCAGGGTGAAAACCCATGAAGTAGACATCTCTCTTGTTATAAGTTTTGTTATAAAAATCTATTTTATCTTGAAACTGTTCTGGTGTGTATTGTTCAAAAAAAGGATCACAATAAATTATAATATCATGTTGTTTTTTATTCCAAGACTTAATAACATCAGTTAATTGTTTTTCGTATTTAGATTTATCCATACGAACTTCAATTCTTACCTTATTATCTTTTCTCCATTTAGCTGCAAAGGGACACGCAGGGAAACCTATGTGTTTGTTCATTGGTTCTAAGACATTCTTAGACCATTGAATTACGTCAAGTTTTATTTTTTCTGCTTGTTTTCTTCTTGACAATTGTTTTTACCATAGTGGGTTTACCACCGGGATTACCAGCTTTTTGTTTCCTGCTAACGGCGCTAGCTTTTTGTCCTCTAGACATTCCCGCTGCTTTTGCAGCTGGAACACACTTAGGATATTTTTTTCTTTTTTCTCCGCCTGATCTACCACACTTAGGATAAGACCCATCAGCTTTTTTATTGGCTATGTCTACCCAATTTTCTCCTACCCAAGCTTTAAGACCTTTTTTAGCCATTATGCTCTTTTAGTTACTTTTCTTCTATTCTCCATAACACCACCACAACCTTTTGCGATACCGCCTTGTTTAAAATTTGAAACTTTTTTTCTTTCTTGTGAAATTTGATTAATCATTCCGCCATCAGCTTTTTTATTTTTCTTGCCCCCAGGAGTAACTTTACCTGAGCATACTGCACCTGCATACATATTTGCATATGCAGAAGGGTATACTTTAAATTTTCGCTTTGCGGCGGCTTTTCCTTTTGCGCATAACTTTGCCATTTTTCTTTTTACTCCTTCCCGGTTTCTCTATTTGTTGTCTCATCTGAGATCTGCTTATCGCCATGTTCACATCCTGCACATTCACAGTAAACACAAGTTTCTTGGCAATGACACCAACACCCACATTTACTACATCTTTTAATATTCATTATAGTTCTTAATTAAGAAAGTTTCAATCCATCCCATTTTGTCATCCATGGATTGTAGTTGTGTTTTAATAACAGCTAAATCTTGTTGCATTTCTGCAACACTATCTGCCTTTTTCTCAACTGCATTTAAGCGTTCACTCCACATACCCCAAGTCATGGCTAAAGTTCCAAATAGCACCAAATAGGGCAAAACTGTTTTAAGTTCTATCTTAAACGACATTGACAATCCTGATCTGTTTTACAATCACACATGACATACTCCTATTTTGTTTTTGCGGACATTCCACTTAAAGGGTTATTTAAAGCCTTATTAATCTTCAAGTCAAGGCTTTCTTCCATTAACTTCATCTCTTCTATAAGTTCTCTTGAATCTTCTTTTTGTCTATCTTCCACGTCATTTACAATTTCGGTTATGTGTCGTACGTCTTGCTCAACGTTGCGTAAATCCGTTTTAAGGTCGTCTTTAAGTTCCCGACTTACCTGACTTATTAGGTCTATTTCACCTAATATAATTTCTAACTCACTTTTCAAAGCATCTAATTGTTGTGATACTAGCTCTACTTGTGCTTTTGTTTGTGTTTCCACAA